ATAATGATATTTTAAAATTTGGCGATGATGCAAGCAATATATTGGGTCAGTCCGCATATGCGGCCGACACGGACAGAACAGAAGGCGTTTCAGGCAAAGCTAGGTCTAACCTACAAAACAAGTTTCAGCGTCAAATGAGCGTTGCGGCCGCTGGACTTTCACAGTTTATAGCTGATTATAATTCTGGCGACGATGACGTTGTTGACACATTGAGCGCTGTTGAATATGCGGCTTTGTTGCTCGATACGCTATCTAACGCGCCACTAACAACGCAACCACAATTTGATAACAGCCAAAAAGCGGCTACTACGGCATTTGTGCAGAGGGCGTTAGGGAGTTTTGCAGGTATAAAAACATACGGAGCAAATACAGCGCTAACGGCAGCAGATGCGGGATGTCTTATTCTTCCGTCTGGAGCTGGCATAGGCTTTTCTCTCCCATTATCTTCTAGCGTTCCAAACGGGACAAAATTTTATTTTAATGGCAATGGGCATGGGTGCGCAATAACAAAGACCGGCAGCGATGTTATTAATAATGGCATTAATGGCGCTATCTCATCTATTAGTCTTCTAGAGCAAGATAGCGGCACTCTTGTTTCTGTCAATGGGGGATGGGGCGTAATAGATGGTGAACTACACCAAGGTGTTTCAAGCTCTTTTGCAAATTCTTTAGTTACAGATGGTTATCAGTACTTGCCAGGCGGCCGAATCGAGCAATGGGGCCAAGCAACGGTCGCATTTAACCCAGGAACAGGAACAACAACGATTACATTACCTACACCGTGGCCTAACGGGTTCTTGAATGGCCAAGTTTCTTTTTCTGGCTATACACCGCCAGCGGCATTCGCGAATGCAACGATAGAGGCAGACCCTGCATTTCCAACCACCAAGATACTTATCTATGGCTATTCTCCTAGCACATTAAGCGAATCAATGTATTACACCGTTCGGGGACATTAAAATGATTACATCACTATATTACGTTCTTGGATTAATCATGTGCATCTGGTACACAGTAGGTTACAGGTGGACGATGCAGGGAAATGAGCTTGGGAAATGTGCAAATGGCGGATTTATGCTAAATTGGTGGTTTGCACCAATCAACATGATAACAGCTTTTCTATCCGCTTATTTTGTTCTAAGGGCTTTCTTTTTTACGAGCGCGTCTTTCACTCAAAACATGATGTACATAGCTTCATTTCTTTTTGTTAGAAATTGTTATTATGCAATGGAAGATATTATTGATTATATTTCTTATCCAAGCAAAAAACAGTTTGCGTTCATTTTGATAGATTTGATTATGGCTGCATTTGTTGCCATGTGGATATTAAGGTTTAAGATGCAATAGGGGTCGGTATGATTACACAGCTAACGGCGAGCATAGAGTTTTGGATATTTGCTGTCACCGCACTAATTGGGGTGGGTGGGTACACGCTTATCACAAAACAAAATAGTGCGCAGATAAAAGAGCTATCACAAAAAACAGCCGCTCAGGCAAGGGATATTAGTGATAAGTTAGACAACATGAGAATGGAAGTAAAGGTTGAGCAGGCGACGATGAAGGGTAACTTTGAACGTCTAGACGACGCGATTAATCGAATAGAAAAAGATACGGCAGTGACAAAAGATAAAAGCAACGAACTATCGCAGGCAATAGCTCGGATACAAGTTAAACTTGAAAATATTGAAAATGGGGGGCATAAACATGAACTTGCTTGAAAAATTGCTGAAATGTTTACACAACAAAGAATCTTTTAAAAATTGCGGTTTTAAGCAAATCAGCACATGGGTCGGTATTCTTATTTTTATCTGTGTATTTGATAATGATTTACTTGTTTTAGTGCACAACGTTTTAACCGATGCTAATTTAGCGGAAAAGATTGCTACAGGCTTAGGGGGATTTGTATTGATTATGTTTAATAAAAAGGAAAACAACTAGATGGCAAAGTTTAGATTTAGACAAAGGTCTTTAGACAATTTAAAGGGCGTCAACCCGAGATTGTGCCAGGTAGTTTATAGGGCTTTAGAGCTCACAGACATTGATTTTTCAGTAACCGATGGGTTACGTACAGCAACCGAAGCAGCAGCGAATCGTGCTAAAGGGACGAGTTACATTAAGCGCAGCAAGCACGAGGATGGTCTTGCAGTAGACTTAACGCCATACAATAACGGTAAGCCTGTAGCCGGAAAACAAGAAGATTGGCCATATTTCAACCAATTGTCGCAATGGATGTTTAAAGCTGCCGAAGAATTAGACATAAAAATAGAGTGGGGTGGTAACTGGGAATATGTGATCGTAAACGGTGAGAAAAAGCCATTTAAAGACGGCTATCATTATCAACTAGCACAATGTTAGCTAAGCCGCAGCTCCCTGCCGCGGCCGCATCGTATCCATCAAAGCTATAGTAGCACATTTATAAAGTTATTTTCTTGTCGTTCGTAAGCTTGAGAAATTTCGTACAAACTCCTGCGTCTTATTTATAGCCTCGTCTACACCCTCAGCGACGATCACATCATCGCCCGCAGCAGTAACGCGTGCTATAAAGTCTATTTGCTCAGGTGAAAGCGAGCCGCCGAAGTCTTTCATTTCCACCCACAGGTGCCATTCTGGGATTAAAATGTCTAGAGCTCCCGCGTGCGTACCCATGCTTTGCAGTATCTTGCCTCGAATTGCCGCAACACGTCTATCGCTGTCTCTAGCCTCGCCATTAGGGATCGCGACAAGCAAGACATGCGGGTATTGGCTTTTAAACCATTTCACATACGCCTTTTGATGCTTACGTTCTTTATACGTGTATTTCCTTTTGGCTTTGGGCGGAGTAGTAGCACGTCCTGTTATCCTAGCCAGCTCTCCTGCTGTAATTCTTACCATACTTGCCTATTTTGTTAATATGTGTGTATTATAACTTTTTTTAGCCTAAACAAGGAAAAAATATGGCCATAATGCTAGCGGTTGTCGTTGTGTTGACAGTAATAAATACAGTCCTCCTTTTACATATTAGTGACAAACGCAATAAATGGTAATGCTTGTTCCACGTGAAACAAATTTGTATTTTTACACGCCAAATGTTAACATTAAAAAACCAGCCGTCACGCCTCTACAGCCCCATCCTTTCTGTAAGCGCAACCTTGGCGGCTTTTCTGCTTAATCAACCATAAATTCTCTTTTGTCGCCACTCTTGCTAATCAAGACTATTTTATCGCCTTTTTTAAGCGCTGAAAGTAGGGTCTTTGTAATAGATATCGCGCGTCGAACCGATTCAGAACGGCTATGCAGACCCATCGCTTTTTGGATGTCATCTAAATTTTTAATCGTTTTATCGTCAACCCTAGCCATTAGTATTTTATCGTGTTTCATTGCTCACCTCTTGCCATATTGTATTACAAATGTATTGACAAGATCAAGCGACAAAAGATATAATTAATACTACTTGGCCTCTAGCTCAGCTGGTTAGAGCGGAAGACTCATAATCTTTGGGTGCGGGGTTCGAGTCCCTGGAGGCCAACCAAAAATACGGGGAATTAAATGACTGAAACGAATTATTTGCCTACGCGAGCAATGGACGACATTAAAGCAGAGTATGAGAGAGGGCGCGGTATCTGGATAGCTAATGAAGCGATGAGACGTCAAGAATCTACAATGATTGATGCGGCTGATTTGTTAAGTAAATTAGAAAAATGGCTAGAGATGCTGCTAGGCCCCAGCCGCGCGCTAGAAAAACACGAACATGAATACTATTCCAAAAAAATAGCATATTGTTTTGATCTTTATTCTTGCTCTGAAAACAAGCAGCTTAAGAAAAATATTGAACATCTTGAGCATGGCACTCAGGGGCTGTTGGCTAGTTGTGAGAAGCTACAGGAAGAAAACAAGCAGCTGATGCGGGAGAATGCGGAGATTGTAAAAAAATATAATCACTGCAAGTCCTGGAATGATAAATACGAAGAAATGGAGCGCGGACATTTGGCGAAACTTGATGCTATGTGCAAAGGTTTATCGAGAAGCTGCTACAACGCAGGTATTGACGCCGCATCTGAGTATTACGAACAATTGCTTTCATGCTCAATTTTTTCTGGCGGTGAAAAAAACAGGAGAAAACATATGCAAGACCTTAAGAGCCAATACGCCGCAGAGGCTAAACCAAGCGAAGATGGGCAGCCGGAACCAGAATGGTACGACGCCGAGAAGTGTTTGCCGTTCATTGGCCGGAAAGTTGAAATCAAGTATAGAGGTTGCGGGACTAAAACAGCGATCGCCATGCTTTGGTTCCGCAATAGCGCACTTGTTTTTTTAATAGATAAATCTTATGGTCGCGTTAATCCTCCTGTTGTGTATTCATTCTTGGATGTTGTTTCTAAATGGAGATACGCCGATGAGTGAATGGTACGAGGCTGCGAAGACTCCACCCCCACTTAACACCCTTATTTTTCTTGAGACCAAGAGGGATGATGGCTCAATTGGCAAAACAGTACCCATTACATTGATGGGGAATGGCATCATAACAATCATGACCCGCGATGAAGCTGGGCATGATTTTAAACAAGAATGCTGCATTATGGGGAAAATACTAAGATGGAGATACGCCGATGAGTGAATATAAAATCGTATGTGACAGCTTTAAGTCAGATATAGAAAAGCGTGAATATTTCATGTCATGCATTTTGCGGTTGTTCCCAAAGTTACATGAACAAATGTGGGACCATACCTGGCCTAGGGATGTTAGAATTTCGAGCGGCATTCAAAGTGGCTATAATAGTTATTCTTGGATGTATTATGATGGGGCGCATTACGAGCGCTGTTTAACGCCGATTCGAGATATTGGTTACACTATAGAAATAGATTTAGACATAGACTCAAAAGAAAAAATGCTTGCAGATGTTACGCAAAAGCTTGAAGCCATAAAAGAAATAGCAAACCATACGTTTGATTCAGCGGTATACGGATTGGAAGAAAATACTTCTGAAAATAACTTTAGAACTCTGAAAGATTATGTGCCGACAATTAAAGCAAATGAAGGCAAAGTTTTGATGGCGGTCTCCGAAGAGGTTGATCGGATTTGCAAACTCTCACAAAATATGAGTAGGATACACATAATCGCGGGAAAACACGCTTTTAATTTAATAAAAGATATGGGGATACAGTCATTATATTTTGCCCGAATACCGGAAAATATAGTTTATGTATATGATTATTGGCGCGCTTTAGAGTTTCCGATGATACCTATTGCATACGGACAAGCTTTCCAACGAGGAAAAATCCTGTCTTGTCCATTTTATTGGGCAATAGCGGGAACAGGGCTAGCCGTAAAAAACAAGTTGTTTATATCATGCATTGAAGTTGATGAGGGGTAAAATATTGAACAAAATAATAAATGCAACAAATCTTAAATTAAATGCGTGTAATCATGAATTCACATTTAAATGTGCAGTTTGTCACGAAGAAATTATCGGTCATATTTCAGAGCTGGAGCTCAAGAGAAAATTTTACTCAACTTTTACCGAGAGAGCTTTTGTAAAAGAAATAATATGCGATTGCAAAAAAAACTATTACCGCGTTTATTTTGTGCACGAAGAGCTAAATTATAGCATTGTAACAAATGATATTAGCCCTAAACTGATAAGGGTAGAGCTTGAGGGCGCGGTAGAAAATGATGAGTGGGCATATTAAGGGGTTCATGATGAGTGATTTTGAGGTGAAAATACAAGCAAAAGACGGAGAAGCAATAGCGTGCGCTCCCTACCATCTTAGTGAAGTATTAAGTGATATATACATTAACTGTTATGCGTTACACATTACTGGCCTAGGCGAAGTAGCTCGTGTAGAAATAACATTTAAAGATGCTAGTGCATTCTCGAAACTTACTATCGAACGTGTCGGGTATCTGGCTGCCATTACAGTATTTTCGCGTGATAATAAAGTATTTAATGGTCAGATAGGTAAGCCAGATTATGAGCTTATTTTGAGTGCGGCGACTAGCTTTATTTCGATTAAGGAAGAGGCAAATGAGTGATTTTATAAAGGTTAATTTTAAGAATGGGCATTCAAGCGTAATACATAGAAGCCAGTTTGAGCTGGTTTTATGCCCAGAAAATATATACTGCTTTACTGAGATTCAAACTTTATTTAGCCATTGCGGGGCTTTAACTTATCCTGACGACAAGATCGCTTATCTTGAAGGGTTTAAGGATAAGTGTAAAATAACCCGCGAAGAATACAACAGGCTTTGCAAAGAATTGGGGGTTGAGCGATGATACTGGATATTAAAGAAGTTTGTGATGCATTCCAAAAAGACCTTGATAATCTTGAAAGAAAATGCACTGTATGTAGATCCGTCCTTACAGGAAATACTTTTATTTTAGATTTTAACCCGTTTAGTCTTGATAAAGGGTTGATTTGTAATAAATGCCAAGAAGCTGAAAGCGAAATGTTACAACAAATAATAGGGCCAATGACTTGGGAGGACATCTTTACTCCAATGTATGACAGAAAAATGCAAATCGAAGAGGCCAGGAGAGAGGTTAGGGCTAAACTTCTTAAGATAAAACAATCAGGGGCTTAGCTATGAACCCAACCGCACTATTTAACGCCGCTATAGCTATAACGGAACTAGCAAATAACATACTAAGGCTAGTCAATTCTGGGGCTGATGATGCCACAATACAGCAGCATTTTAGCTCTATTAGCGATTTGTGTGCAGCAGCAAAACCAGAGATTCAGGGGTATAGTGAGCATGAGTGATACAGCACCGTTATTTGATTTCAATACCCTTATCGATTTAAAAGAATATGCAAAACGAACCGATGAGTTTTTAGATTCTTTATGGCTTAGGGACATTATATCGTTATTTGAAGATAGGTTCACAGATTTTGAATTTATCGGGAAACTATGGTCTTCTATGGCAAATACAAGTTGGTATCATTCATGCGATAGTGAATTAGAATTGAGCTGGACTTTTAGAGAAGCTGGGGCAATATGCGCTGTCTTGCATGGGCTTAGCTATTCTGATTATCCTATATACTTGGATTTCTATCATACAAATGGGGCGGGCAACGTTAACCAAGAGATAGGCGTAAAAATGAAGGCGCTGGGGTGGTTGGCTGTTGCGGAGGAGGAGAAAGGCCCTTATTTAATAATACCTCAAAATTTTGGTAAAGAGGTATAGTGAGCATGGCTAGATTTATGGTTGTAGTGACTTGGATGGTATTTGTTATTGCGTTGTTGGCCGTATCATACCACGTTGCATTTGGCGCACAACACCGCAGCACATCCGCTAAAAACGCATTTAAACGTGAGCATCCGTGCCCATCGAATGGAAATACCAAGGGCGCATGTCCTGGGTACGTGATTGACCACATTGTGCCATTAGCGTGTGGCGGCCCTGATAATCCAATCAATATGCAGTGGCAGACTATAAGTGACGGTAAGATTAAAGATAGATTCGAGCTGGGGATGTGCGGTAAGTAGCGGATTACATAATTAATAGTGGTGATTACAGTAATAATCACCATTAAGTAATAGTGTAATTTTAGCTCATAAAATATGAATCTCTAGCTTTATTTCTTCCTCACAAAAAACGGGTTAGCTTTTCCCATTTCGATAAAGCATTTTTTGACGCGTTGGCTTTATTCTCTTTTTCACGTTTATAACATACAGGGCAATTATCAATTATTGGTGAATAAATCCGCCCTAAAACTGTCGCCGCAACTTCATATCTATTATATTTATACTCAAGACCGCATTCCCCGCAACTTACATATGTCAGGCGATTATCAATCTGGTCTGCTGGCGAACATCCGTAACATAATTCTTGACCACCTTTTCTGGACCAGATTTTATTGTCACACTTGAGGCATTTTACAGCATGTTTATTATTTAAAATTGTTCTCACTTCTCACTCCCCCACAACAACTTTAAAATCCTCTTCACTCCCCTATTCCGCACATACGGCATAGGAGGCGCGTTCTTAGTCTCATCTTGAATTGTAGCCGTGAAGATTGTCTTTGGTGTAATCTTGCTTAGGCTAACCTTTCCAGTATTTTGGTTTAGAATTAAGCGTATTTTTGGTAGTTTAAATTTCATTTATTTCTCCTGAAAGCTGACTAGATATTCAAGTTTTTGTTGTATTTTCCCGCCAATATTTTCTCTTGCATCCTTCCAAGGTTTTACCTCAGGGTCATGTGGCGCACAACCATTTGCTTTCATGGCCGCATAAAGCTCGGCATTTCTGTTTCCATATGCGTATATCATAGACATTAATTCATGAACCGTCACCTTCTCGCGCGGCTCATCTACCATATTGCTGACGTCGGGAATATGGTCATGTTTTGGTTTAACAATACAATTCTCCTGGATGCACTCGTTCATCTTATCTATAATATTTTCATCTTTCCACGGCGATTTTGATTCTTTTTGCTTTTCCTCAGGAAAGCAGAAGGGGCAGTCTTCATCACCGCAATTACAGTCATACTTACTATCTTGTAAATTGTCTATCACTTCTTCGCCATCTTCTACTGTCATTATTGCAATATTGTATCGCTTCGCAAAACAAAGCATCTTCTTCTCAAGCCAGTCTTCGTTTACTTCGTCAGCTATGATTGGCATTTTAATTTCCTCCCATGGTTCGCCGCCTTCTTCAAGCTCTGCGGGTTCGTCTTGGTCGTGGGTGCGTGATATCAATATTTTTACTCCCCGAACCCTTTCTAGTGGTGTTCCGCGTTCGTCAATTAACAAATTACCAGACTCTAACAGAGCATCTAATTTTTTGTACCCAGATTCAGTCATTGGAATTTTACGCAATTCAACGGGAGGCGCATATAAAGTAACTTTTACAAAGTCATCGGGAATATTGTGTTTCCAACCGCATACAATCATTTCCCCTGATATGACTCTACCAGGATACTCCTCATAAACTACCCCGTCTTTTTCGACGATCCAGTCGTCTTTGTCAAAGTCATACTCTGTTAGCCGGATATTTAGGGAATGCTCATCAAATCCCCCGCCGTTGTCAGACATGAGTAAGAAAATTGTCCCATCTATCGATTCAAACTTATACCGATAGCCAGGTTCTCCCGCTCTATAAGCCTCACCCCCATCCAAAATCATGTCAATTGCTTCGTTGTATTTCATTTTTCTCTTTCCTCTATAATCCAATCGGCTTCCTTCAAATCATCTTCAAAAATCCTTAAAGGTGTATAGGACTCTAGATCATAAGGAGTTGTCACATAAAGCATTTTATGGACTGGATGTATAAAATATTTTCTATCATCTCTTGCATATCTATACATAACATCGCCAACTCTTAATTTTGCAAGCGCTTTTGATAATGACATCATCATTTCTGCTCCTTGTATTGTTTGATGGCTTCTATAAGCGTATTCTGACTTTCGATCATCTCTTCGTATGAAGTATGGAAGCCATGACGTAACTCTTCATCTGGACGCTCAGCTAGTTTAACCCCAAAGCATTCGTGGTCGCGTGCTTTACGCACCACCTCCGCAATTAAACTCGTTATCTCTTCAATTGTCATTCTTTACCCCCCAGTTGTTTCTGTTTTGGAAAGTGCTGCCTTAATAAAGCTCTCCCTAGCGTTTTTAAGCCCTTCTTTAACGCTATCGGCAATAACATCACTAATATCAGGCTGAGCGTCGAACCATTCTTCAAAATATTTCAGGGTTAACAATTCAGAATCTAGGCATCCTTTATAAAATGTCTTACCTTCGCACCCTAATATTTTGGTGATATCATCTAAGCTAATCAATACTTTCTTCATTTTGTATCACCTCATTCCCAAGAAACCAAAGCTCTAAATTATTTTCTGCTGTTGTTAGGTTGTGTCGAATATAATCATCCTTATAACCATTGCAAAGAGCATTTAACTCATCCAAACTAATCAATACTTTCTTTTTCATTTCTCTTTCTCTCCCCTTATCTATATTAATAACCATATTTCCGGCTTCGTCTATGGTTGCGCTAATATGATCAGGCCATTCTGGCGTTGTTCTTTGCATATTTTAACTCCTATGTTATACTATCTTTGCTGGCCCAGTTATGTTGTCTCTACTGAATCGCGATAAGTTTAGAGCCTCATTCGTCTTGATTGATCACCAAGATTTTGGGCTCGCACCGAACAATAAGGGTGATTATGCCTATAACTACCCTTATCGTCTTTTTTCTATGATCCAATCATTTCTAATAATATCATTTTTCTGAAAAGAAGCCTTTCTTTCTTCTCCATATACCGCCCCTTCCTCATCCCGCAAACGGGTGAGCAGCTCTTTTGTTAACGGGTGCAGATAGTAAACTGGGCCTGTATATCCAATTCCGTTAATTTTTTCTCTTTTTTGCAGCAGGATGTCACCTGCCCTTAATTTGTTTAAAGCCAATGAGAGCGTCATTATAGCTTGAGTTTTATCCGACAAATAATCTATATATTCTAAATACCGATCTAATATTTCTTTATCTTTAATATGATTAGCTGAAAGCGCAACAAGCCATATACCGCTAACTGTTGAATATAAATCTTCAAATTGCCATGATCGTGTAATAGGGTGGCTAACTCGTGATTGAGCCTCTACCATGGCCCACCTATAATGATCCGATAACTTAATCATATTCCCACCTCATATATACAAAACCCCACTTTACTATACACGTCTTTAACCTCATGTATACGAAAACGCACTTTCGTATACATGTTCATGTCTATAATCACCCTCTAGACTCCACATAGTTCTTTTCTATCTTAGCTGCTATCTTGCCATGTTTAGATAGCATATACATTAAATTGGCTATATCATCATCTCTAAGAAATAGATTTATAATTTTATACAGAACTTTATTTTCTTCTTCTAATTCATTCATCTATAATCACCATTTTCTGTATATCCAGTTACTATAGTTAGATGCCTTTATATTTCTGTCTATTTCTTTTTCTTTGTCAGACCCCTTAAAACACTCTAAGCACCAATCATTCAAAGACCTGCAAAATGCTGCTATATCCTTAACATGTGCGCCGTGATTCTCGAGATAATCGGGGCATTCTTCTATCATTGATGGTCGATTTCTTTTGCAAATTCTACACCTCATCTTCCCGCCTCATTCATTATTTAACAATCCTTAATTTTGGCCTTACTTTTAATTCTCTATTAATATTAGTAATAGAAGATTCTGTTTTTTTTATGCTCTCTTCATATTCCATCTCTGTAAAAGTACAATGCGCCCCTAGAAGCATTCCGATGAGAACACCTACAGCCGCCCCGCAACCAAAAGTGAAGAAAAAACACATATCACTCATCTATAATCACCCTTTGGTTCCATCTATCCGCCGCTTGCTTGATAGCTTCTTCATTTGTTACACCCTCCCAATCTATTAGGCCATCATTATGCGCAATCATATCGCTATACGGGCCACCCACTCCGCAATCGTCACATTCGAACCGGTGACAACGCCATGCCTCGCCATCCAGGCTGATTTTTTTTGACGCACAATGAGCGCACGGTTTAAGCTCTTCTTTCATTTTTGCGCCCTCATAAGCGTATCGATTGCAGCAACAAGGTTTTTTCTGGCTCGCACCTCTTTTTTTGCTTGCGTTTTGTTTGGGAACATACCACCCTGAGCATATGCGTAACCATAACTTTCAATATAACTACGTAACAGCTCTTCTATCTTTTCTAATCTTTGCGTTTTTGTAATTTTACACATACCAAAGCAAAAATTTAATGATTCGTCTATCTTAGTCATTCTTAATCTCCAAAAGTTCAGGGTTTTCGAAGCGGTTGCCTATTACTTTCCACTTTGAATTTGAGTAATGAGTAATCTGGGTTAGATGCGCACCCTCTTCTTCTTCAAGAGAAAATAGCGCCCTAAATCCACCTAACCTAAACTCAATAAATAATTTATTGCTGTCATCATCGGTTCTGGCAACAACATCACCCTCAAATATCTCTTTTCCATCGCAGTCAAGCAAGCCGGTGAATTGAATCAAAATAGGTGGCTCTTTCTCCCAGGCCGGTAAATCTGAATGTATGTCATATCGGTGGTACTCATTAGCAAAAAGCTGCAAAGCATATAATCCCCCTTCATCAAAAAACATTCTTTCTACTTTAAAAATTTTTTTGTTCAGCCAAGGAACAAATGCCCTAAACTTAAACCTTGAATTATCCATTGTTAAATCCTTACTAAACCAAATAAAAATAATAACCAACCAAACGCATCGTCAAATAAAACCTATCGTACAAAGACAAACCATTGCAATGTTTTGTAACTAATTTATAGGACGAAAAATATGCTGACATTCTGTTCTTTGCAACAATATCGTCGATTACTTTAAAATCAACGTTATATAGCATAATTTCAAAAAATGTTCTTAAATTTGTTTTTACTCGCCTTATTCTAAGACTGTAATCATTGTACGTTGACATTCTCTGAGCACTCCTTGTATTTATCAATAACCATTTTTCTAGCCTCTAGGTGCTGCTCCATCCTTTTCTTTATCTCGTCGAGACTAGAAGCGGAACCTAGCCACAACGCCTTAGAAGACAGTTCGTCCACAAGAGAAACAAAGCCCCCACACACCCCATCGTTCACACTATCAATCAAGTACCTCTTATACTTGTCTTGTACCCCTAAGTCAGACATGATATCCAACCTATTTTTCAATTCTTCCTTAGATATTATCATTATTAATGTACCCCCTTCTTTCAATCCTTTGTCTAACTAAGTGCTCTCTAGCTTGCTCTAAACTTATATCTAGTTTGATAGCGCAAGCAACCTCTTCACGATAAATTTTGTAGGACTCAGGAAAAGCAAGCCCTAACTTAACCATTTTGCCATGTGAATGGTCTACGTATATATCCAACACTTTTATTTCAAGTCCAGAATTAATTCCGTCATCCATAAAAATAGAAGAGCCTTTTGTTCTCTGAATAACTAGCATCGCACACCACCTTTGTTTAATATTCTATGGAACCATAGCTTGCTTAAGATTTTTTCTGATTTTTCATCTCCGTGTTGCACAGCTAGTTTTAGCTTATCGACGGCGATGTTTAAATGATGCATAGCGTCTATTCGGTCTTTATCTTCCTTTGTAGCCATGCTTCCCTTAAAACCTTTTGTTCCGCAAAGACATTGAATATGTCTTGAATTTTGTAAGCTTATTATATCATTAACACTAATCATTTTGTAACTCCTTTTTGTAAAAATTAACTATTAACTGCGTTATCAATTTTAGTATTGACAACATCATCTAAAAAAACAACTTCCTCTCCGCCGTAATCGATAGCGCCGCGTTTAATGCTAATCGGCGTTTTAAGCTGTAGAATCTCGTGTACTTTCACAGCTATTTCGTTTGGAACAACAAAATCATCTTGCTTAGCCATTGCGCTATGACACAATTGATACCATTCTTGAGTTACTATGCTCAAAACTGCGGAATCGTTTCTTTGGCTAGCGCCTTTTGCTTTAGCGTATAAAGCCAATGCGGCATCCCTAAATGATGCTGGCTCACCCGTAATTTTAACAGGCTCTTGCTGCTCTTCTTTTACATTTTCTATTGGCTTACTTTTTGCTTCCACCAACGGTTTAACGGTATAGCTAATTGTCGCTTTCTTTGTTGCTCGCAAAGAAATTGCACGCTCAGATGATAGCCCGCTCATGTGACTGATTCTTATTCCGCCAACCGCAACGCCAGCCCACATTACTTTTTCATCGTTATAAAGCGTTAATCTTTTACCGATAAAATCCTTGCTGTCGTACGAATCCCATACAACCATCATGACACGCAGCATAGACTTGCAGGGCTTCCACGGCAGTTTGCATCCCTCGAAAAACACGGACACTCTTTGCTCGCCATCTTTTTTTACCACAACATCTTTTATAGTATAAGTTTTCGGCTCAACCAGAAAGTCGCACGCATTAAGCTGGTCAGATTTCGGGGCCGCTGCTTCTAATAAACTTGACATTATAAATACTCCTTAAATTAACAACTTAACATTTCTAAATTTGCCATCTCCCAGGACGGCGCATCAAGACAAAACGGTTCACTGCCGTATGAGGGCCAATGATTATCAGCAAGACATTTAATCCATTGGTGCTTAGCAAGCATAAGTTTTTTCCTGCCGCACTCTATGACAGATTCAGATGCTTCAACTAAAGAGCAACAATAAGGCTCTTCTTTTTCTTGCAAAATCCAGTAATATGTGCAGTAATCTTTAAAGCCCGTCAGCTTATTAAGCTCTATATACATAGCTGCTTGTATGTCATAACCATATTTAAAAACGGTATAATTAATAAATTCATCCGGGTGGGCGTTAAGAACGGTTTTGTAATCAAATATTGCCGCCCTGTCTTGCGAGATACAATCTAATCTCCCGCGTAACCAGCAATCATTGTGGGCAATTAAAGAAGCCTCTTTCTGACCGCGAAAAAAATCAGAACCTATTTTTGTGCTGCCAATAAATTGTCGCGCCATAGACGCCATATTTTGAACTTTGTCATACTGTTTAAATAGCATCGGTATCTTGCCTGCCGCTTGCAGAGCTTCTTTTTGTTCTCGCGCATCTTGAGTTCGCCAGTCTTCAGCCATCACTTGTTCTATCAAGTCTTTTTCTGGCTCTAATACTGCGGCGTGCATTGCGCGACCGAAATCAAAGTAATCTCTATTTTTTGGAATAGCATTTTTATTTAAGCGCGGGTGAGCAAACCATGCTTGTTTAGCAGTTCTTTTGCTGAAAATGGTAGCGATAGATGCCGACAAACTCGGCTCAGGGCACGGGTCAGCATGATATTGTTCTGCTGGCATATCGTATATGCCAGGTTTGATTATGTCGTCCATGATTATTCTCCAACTGCCTTCGACAGAGAAAACCGAATACTCTCTTCTGCCCTTGCGTCTATCCTTGAGCTAAAAATATCTTCTTTCTTCTTTGCTACATAGTTTTCCAGCTCTTCTTTTACGTGCTCTATGTTTGCTAGCAGGTTATCAAGCCTATAATCTAAGATCCGCTCTAAACTACTATAACCGTCCTCATTATCCATCATGCAATCAAATATATTCAATAGCGCCTTAGCCTCATCCCTGCCAATCGTGCAAATAGTCTTAAATGTTTGTTCTGACTGTAATTTAATACCCATTTCCTTACTCCTAATTATAAAAACAAAAAATGTTTAATCCAATATCGATTGCTAAAACTGCTGCTGCCGAGATTAAACACACCATTGTTATCTTGTACATTTTACGTACCGTTATGATATTCATGCTATCGCCCTACCCTGCACGTTTTGTAAGATTCTAACCATTTGGTCGAGTTCCTTGAGAACTTTGTGCTACCAATCGGTTTGCTTGTTATTTCCATTTGTTTTGCTCCTTATTAACGTTGCTTTAGTATATTAATTATAGTGCAACGACATAAAAATGTCAATAGATTTAATAAAAATATTTCACTTTTTTTGCAAAATAATGTTGATCAATTGGTTTTTTGTGTTAATATGTAGTCATTATATTGATGTTGGAAGGTTTTTAAATGAGTAATGCGAAATATCTGCAAGAGGCATACGTAGACGGGCTAAATAAGAAGCAAATTGAGGCCATGCTTGTTTACAATCTTAAAGAAGTGTCAAATAGAATCGGTGTGTCGTATTATTTGCTAAGAAAAGCTGCAAAGGGCGATAAGATACCACGCTCTGTATATAGTGATATAGTGGCATTCTTGGAGCGTGGGAAATAAACTAAAGGGGCATTAAAATGGATAATGTGCGAAAAAATAAATCGATTGTTGATGTATTTAGAGAGACTAAAGCTGAGTTTGATGAGCTCCCGAAGTTCGGCAAAATTTTTATAACTGTTTGCATTGTCTTTATCATAGCCATTTTCCTGTTTAGTAATGATGGCGGCCCATCAGAAGCCGACCGCATGAGAAACCGAATAGCGTCATTACAAGAAGATATAAGCGAGCAAATGAAGCTGGTTAGTTATGCGCAATATTCAGCCCAAAAATCAGCCGCTCAAGCAAGACGCTCTCTTGCTAACGGTATATCAAACCCGATGGGGGCGTCAGAGGATGAAAGAAAAAATTATCAAGAAGGCATTGACAATCTACAGGAACAAGGCGATATTTCGGACGATACTTTTGCACAAATAGAAGCCGAGAAAGCAGAAATACAAAAAATACAGCAGAATTTAGCTGCTGGCGTATATAAAGAAAAATAATATTTTCTTGGATTAACCATGATATTGACTGTAAGTCAAAGAAGGCGTAAAAGGGTAAGGGTTGGGAAGAAAATAATCCCAAATGAAAATGCGGCCTGAAAAGTAATATTTATTTACAAATCAGACCGCACTATCGAACATTAAGTTCATCTCCGCAGGTGAACAAAATGCTAACAAACCAACACAAAGTTATGTTAGCACAGCAAAATACGGAATGCAACAAAGTGCTTCAATTGTTTGCAACACCTGCGGGGAAAACTGGTGTTTGATGGTTAGGTATTAACCATTAATTTAAATGGAGCTTATATGCAATCGTATTCCGCTGTGCTGTGCGCGAATTTTAACGGCCTGAAAGAAACCAATCGGTCAACTTTAGATTCTTTCACTACCCGAGTTTTTAGCTATCTGCGTTTTAGAGCGCAGACAACTGGCAATACACTCATCACAACTTACGAAACTCTTGAGCAGTTTTTCAGCTGCGGAAAATCAATTTTAAGAAAAGTGCTGGAAAAGTTAGAGTGTTTAGGGGTGATAACTATTACAATTACAACTAATCAAAAAGGGTACAAAAGAACGTCTATAAAAGTACTATCTAACGAATCCCCATTCTTTGATTACGAAAAAATTGCTCTATTAAGAAACTATACCGGAAATGACGAATTAAGTCTTTTGTATAGCTTTGTCGCGTATAAAATCGGTGCTTACGACAAATTAAATCAGCCGACATGGGTAAAAGAATTTGACGATAAGATTTGGTGGCAGTTGGATGTGGAGCGGATCGCAAGTCAATTCAACACATCCGAACGAACCGCCTTTAGAAATCTGCATAAACTTTTAGATTTAGGATTGCTTATTAAACGTAGGGTGGGGCTAAAAACTTACTACGCAATAAACGACGAAATGTACAAAGCAATAGCAGATGAACATCAAGAACACTTGCGCAATAAACGACCGTGTTCCGATTTTGTCAGTGAGTTTACTGACACGCCCGAACTTTCCTCTATAAATAATACTTCTACAGATGAGAGAGATATATATATAAATAATAATACTAGGGATAGTGATATTAATTTGAACAATCTTGATTCAATCGGGAAAGACTTAAACAAACGCCAAATCGCATACTTGCTAGCCGCAATCAAAACTACGATGCAAAGATACAACATTCGCGTATCGGAAGGCATTCAAAGCGTTTTCGGCTGGATTAAATTTTCAATTCTCAATCCGTGCCAGCGCCAAGGCACAACAAACTTCAAACACGCGGTCAATCGGTTTATTAAACTTTTACGGGAGAGGAAGTTAACAATGCCATTTGGTTATAATAAATACACGGAAGATGGAAGGCAATACTGGTCGGACGTTTTAGAAAGAGAGCAAAAAAAACAATGGGCAGTAAGTGACGACACAACAACATCGGCCGCGCTTGCAGAAAGAGCGGCCGCGGAAAATGCCGAAAACGAAACATGGCGCGACATACTCGAAGTCGATGTTGAGCAAATCGATCGGCCGATTGAACAAGAAAGTGAAAGGGTGGTTTTAGGTGAGGTGAGCAATAAAGAAACAGCCGCAAAAGAAGGCGCAGAAGAACGAGATAAACGACTGCTGAACGAAAAGGCAGAACGATTTGCAAAGGCACTAGCTACAAAGTCAAAAGACGAATTGGCTAATGCAAGAATTTTAGAGGGGCTACAATTCGAACTTGAAAGATGCATAAGACAAGGCGCGGATGTAGATGCAATACATGACATTTTGGCTAATGCGTAGGGGGTAATCATGTACGAAAAAGAAGAAGACGATTTCAGCGACTATAACGGCAATGTTGGATTTCAATTCAGGATGGCAAAGAGCGTTTTTAAAAGCAGTCCAACGCTCATGACTAATATTCCGCAAAAAGCAGAGCAGCCCGCGCGAACAGACTCCATGCAGTATAATGCCGTCAACAGGATGGTCGCGCAGGGGGCTAGGCAGTTTGAAGGGCATGAAGATGTTATTAAGAAGTTTTTAGGGGGTTAGATTGGAAACAGATTTTGATGAACTATGTAAAGGCAATTATAGACTAGAGCGCATTAATAGATTGCTGCATGAGTTACAATATGAAGTTACACGCGGGATAATAGAGCGAGATGTAGAAGCGTTAACATTTCAATTTTTTGTGCCAATGAATTTTCATAATCAATATAAAACAGCAAGGTGCTCGTTTGAAATTACAGCTCATACGGGTTTTGGTGGATATGAAAAGCATACAGGATTAAAGGTGGTTAAATGAAAAGTGAATATACATTAGATGACGTTTATGTCAATGTTAACGGATATCAAGGCGCGCCAATTTCTGATGACTATAGCGTTACGCTGCAATTAAACGAACAAGGGCGCGAACAACGCATAAAGCAAATGTTTGCTTTTACTGAGTTCTCTGGTGACGAAAGCGTGAGGCAAGCATTCAAAGCATATGTAATGAATATGAGCGAATGGCCCGATTGCGCAATAGATGAGGGTTGCGTAGAAAGATTTATGCTGAAATTTATTGACAAATGCTACGATTACGTGCAGCAAAAGAATTTTAGCGTGAAAATATTTTGGAACGGCAGGCTATTTGACTACTCAAACGGGATGGCTGTAAGGCTGAACGACTTTACTGTGCAGTTAAAATATAAAAGGTGAAAAAATGAAAACTGAAGACATCACCTATCAAGAGCTGATTGAAATTTTACTTACAATCGGGTTGCAGAAATGGGAGTTACGAAATTGAAAACTGAAGACATACTAAACGAACGAGAACAGACGCATGGGGATTTTGAGGATGTAGCTTTCGTGCACGATGGAATGATGGATTGTATCAATCATTCTTCTAATATTCTTTCCTGTGCGAAAAGATTAGCTATTAGCAATATATGCCTAAAACTAGCCAGAATAGCTTGCGGCGACCCTAACTTTGCCGACCACTGGGACGACATAGCAGGGTATGCGATGCTGGGGAAGGGGAAGGATGCAGTGATTCGACAAGAAGATATGCCGAGTAGCGCTAAAGCTGGGCAAAGATTTATACTTGAAAATGGAAAGCTTACGCCTATAGATGGTTGGGGCTATTGCGAAAAATGCGATGGGAGCACTCAGCATGAAGATGGTTTTTGCCTGAGGGAATCATGTTGGGAGGAAGAGGTACCCGCAAGCACAAGTTCCAAAATGGAACATGTGAGCGAGAAAAAAGGGGGTTGCATTAATAATGAGCCAGACTATAGCATCCGCCATATGTTTTCTTGCCAACGTAAATTTGCAGGATGTGATTGCGTGAGCTTTTGCAAAGTCAAAGCTGGTTACAAAACGTCACCAACTGAGTTATAATTGAACTTTAAAATAGGAGTTATTCATGAATTTACTAGCTTACGCACAAACCTTTTCGCAAGACCTCAAGACCGGAGCAATCTATCAGAAGCCACTAAACCCGCAAGAACAGATTTTTCACCGTGCCATGGGCTGCTTGCTAGATAAAGCAATCGCGGGCCCAGCAGGCTTAAATCTCGCTGGCGATATACTGTCAGAGCTTTTAATGTCCAAGCAAGAAACGGCTGAGTTACAAAAAAAGGTTGAAGAGCTGCAAAAGCCAGTGGAGCAGCCCGTTGTAGAAGAGGCTCCAAAAGACACCGAAAAGGCAGCTCCAAAAGCAAAAAAGACCAAATAAAAATTACCTTCTCAACCGCCCTTTAAACATCTTCAGGCGGGCCCTTGTATCATGTGCTGATACGCAGCTGTACGAGATTGTCGTACAGCTGAACTTTAGATTTTTCTCACGTCTTCATAGCCTTCACTTAGCTTTGCCTGTAGCTCCTTCATTTCGTCGTCTACGCGCGCTTGCAGCAGGTAGAAAGGGTCAAGTGACAGCGCTATAGCTATTCTTGCGCACGCGTCGACTGACACCTTTAAGTTGTCGTTCATGATTTTAGTCACGATGCTGTCAGATAGTCCGGCAGACCGAGCTAAACCTTGGCGAGATAGCTTATGCTTTGCTAGCTCTTGTTCTAGTATTTTTGATAGCTTGCTCATTTGTCATCCCCAAAAGGCTTTATTTTTCTGTACATAGGGCCGTCAAGCGACACCGCGTTTTTTACGTCAGAGCGATACTGCAATGACAGCCAATACGCTGACGGCTCTATAATCGGGCTCTCTTCTGTGACGCGCTCAATCGGGAAAACCTTACCGAGCTTTATCGCTAAATCCACGCTTAGACGCTTAGTGCCGTTTATAACTTGACTCCAATACCCCGCGTGCGTATCTGTCCTGACACCTAACTCAGCTATAGATTTTCCGGCATCTTTTAAAAGAGCCTTTATTTTGTCGCCTACTAAATTATGCATTATTCACCTCTTATTGCTAAAGTACATAAACGCTATCAAAGCGCCCAATGAAACTAACATGCCTACACATGCCACGATATCGCCTGAGTTCATTTCTCAAACCTCCTTATTGATTGTTAATTAAAACCCCTGTGGTCTATCTTCATCATTTCCCAAATCAAGCCATGCGTAATAACTGTCATGACCATTAGCGCTTTTCTCTATTGCATCATGAACTTCGTTTGCTTCTTGTTCCGTGATGTGCATATCAAGACCATTAGATGCGTATGCAATAAGATGTGAAATTCTGTCTTGTTTAGTGCGTAATTCTTCGCAATAGAAGTCGTCACGAGCACCTGTTTCTCCGTTTGCGTCATAACCCGTTATTGCTTCGTATAATGCCTGTTTATTAGTCTTCATTTCCTAATCCATCCTTATTTGTTAGCGCAAGTCACTATCGACTTACAAGAACAGTATACCGTAACGGTATAGATTTGTCAAGGGGTTTCTGCAAAATAATTGAAGAAAGTTAATAGTTTATTCTGTCTCTGCTCAATATTTGCGTTTTTATTTAAACAAGTTTAAAATATTAAACAATAATCACATGGAGTTGTTATATGAGTGAATATGAAGGCCAAACATTGGCCAAAAAGAAACTTACTGAAATGCAGGAAAAGTTTTGTGTAAGCGTAGCCAGCGGTAAGTCTCTGACAGAGTCTTACATCGCATCTTATCCTAAAGCCGCCAACTGGAAAAGAGAAGTCGCCCAAAATAAAGGGCACGACTTATCTAAAAAAGAGCATATTGCAGAACGAATTAATGAAGTAAAGCAAGCGTTAAAAGAAAAAGTCGAAGCCGGTTTTATTTGGACTCAACAAGACTCGGTGAAGGGGCTGGCCGAAATAGCTAAATATGAAGAAAGGGCATCGGACAGAATATCGGCTATTAAAGAACTGAACTCGCTCTTGGGCCTGAGCGCACCTAAAAAAATCGATCACGGAAGCAGCGACGGCTCTATGTCACCGCAGCCCACTATAGACATGAGCAAGCTATCAGATAGCGCGCTTGAGGAAATAATGAACGCAAAAATAACAAAATGATATATAACGCGGATTATTTAGCGGCGCAAAGAGAATATTGCTCAAGAAGTTTGCTAAATTACACTAAAAAAGCTTGGCACGTTTTAGAGCCTGGGATGGAGTTAAAGCTGGGCTGGGCTATTGAGTGCATATTTGCTCATCTTGAAGCCGTTACCGCTGGAGAAATTAAAGACCTACTGCTTACCGTGCCTTTCGGTTTAATGAAAAGTTTAGCCTCATGCGTTCTTTGGCCATCTTTTGAGTGGGGGCCAAAGAATATGCCGACAAATCGCATATTAAGCGCTAGTCACGACCAAAAACTTGCAATAAGAGATAACCTGAGAATGAGAAGACTAATTGAATCAGAGTGGTATCAACAACTCTGGCCAATTAAACTTACCAGCGACCAGAACGAAAAAATGAATTTTGAGAATGAGTTCACTGGATGGCGTTCTGCGTGCGCGGCAAAATCTATGACGGGTAGACGAGCTGATAGGGTAATATGGGATGACCCGCAAAATGCATTTGATGCAAGCAGCTCAGTAGAAATAGAAAATATCATTGATTTGTTCAGCGGAGTCCTTCCAACACGATTAAATGACCCCAAAAAATCGGTGAGCCTGATTATTATGCAGCGCGTTGATTATCGTGACGCGGCATCGTTAGCGATCGAATCCGGTTATTATCACGTTATGCTGCCAATGGAGTTTGATAAGAAACGCGCTTGTGTCAGCGTTATTTATCCAGACCCAAGAACAGAAGAAAAAGAACTCCTATTTCCTGAGCGATTCGACCAAGAATCTGTCGATAGCATGAAGAAAAAAATGGTATTGAAGAGAGGGCTTACATTTTGGGAGGCTCAAGCAAATCAAAATCCGTCACCAGATGGCGGTAATATCATCAAAACAGAATATTGGAGGCATTACGAAAAAATACCTAAAGGCGAGATACTGTACCGCCGCATGTATTGTGACACAGCGCTAAAAACAGAAGAGAAACACGACTATTCCGTTTTTGCGGTATGGGGTAAGCATAAAAACGGTAATGTTTATCTTTTAGACTTATTGCGCGGAAAATGGGAAGCGCCAGAGTTAGAGAAAAGGCTAATAGATTTTTGGAATGACCAACGAGCATGGGATATCCCTTGGTACGGACAAATAAATCAAGTGATGGTCGAGGATAAAGCAAGCGGAATAGGTTTAATACAGGGAATCAAGAAGCGTGGGGGCATTCCGATAATAGGGTTTGACCCAGGCGATAAAGATAAATACACACGCTTAAAAGGGGTTCTCGGCTACTTACAAAGCGGAATGGCATATTTACCGAAAGAAGCGGCTTGGCTGTCTGCCTTTGTTTTAGAGCACGACCTTTTTACGGGAGACAAGAAAAAGAAAGAGCGTGACGACCAAGTTGATACTACAATTATGATGCTCATGGATTTATGCGACGAAGTGAATGTAAGCTGGGTCGCAAACCTCTAACTCGTCACGAGTTACTATATATAGTATACGCCAAAACAACCAATAATATTTCCCATACCTCTGCTATGTTGTCGTTTGCGCAGCATAGAGAGGCCGTATCTTGAGCAGAAAAAACACACGTAAAAATTACATAGCGGATAAAAGCGCAAAGCGTGTAACTGCTGACGCCTGGAATAATCCAGCGCTTAAAATTGGTATGGGCAGCGGAAACCCAACAGACAAACAAGTCTACCGAACTACATTTTTATCTAATAACTATACAGAATTGCGCAGCATGTATCGCTGCAATTGGATATGCCGCAAAGTAGTTGATTTAGCTGCAACCGATATGCTGAGAAGTGGATTTGAAATCAAAGGCGAAATCGATCCAAAAAAAATCAAACAAATTACAAAAGAATGGAAGCGTTTAAATATAAACGCAAAATTATTTGACGCTTTAAGTGATGCGCGGTTATTCGGCGGCTCTATTGCTTTTATGGTTATAAGCGGACAAGACCCGACTACGCCTTTACGACCAAATACCATCAAGAAGGGAGACTTTCTAGGGATAAGAACTTTTGATAGGTGGCAGTGCATCCCGTCAGTAGAAATAGATGACGTTACAGACGAACCACGATATTACATGCTTGTTCCAATTTCCGGAGATTACGGCTCTACGATGAAAGCCGTAAATTACGAAGAAATGCGCGCTACAGGAAACGGGAGCGTTTTAGTCCATCATTCACGAATTATAAAATTTGGTGGCGATAGACTGCCGTACATTGACTGGCTTAATAACTTGCGATGGAAGGCGTCTATTTTAGAGTCTGGCGAAGACCGGATTAATTTCTACAATACGGCAACCGCGGCGGTCTCGTCGATGATTACAAAAGCCGGATTTAGGACGATTAAAATAAATGGCCTCAGAGATTTGCTGGCTAATCGCGGCAATACTGACGTTAACGCATCTTATGACCAGCTAGTTAAGCTTTTGGACTTTGTGTCTACAGCTCAAAGCTTAGAAGGTTCTACGGTAATTGACGCCGAAGACTCGATCGATGTAGCAGGGTACACGTTTGGAAATATTGACGAAGCCGTTAATGTCTTAAAAGAGCAGATAGCAGGGATGTACGGCTATCCAATTACTCGACTATTTGGCCAATCTGCTAAAGGGCTAAACGCCACCGGTGAACTTGATGAAAAAATGTATTTTGACCACATCTCTACCGAACAAGAACGAAATCTGCAACCGTGCTACCAAACGCTATTAGACGTTATCTACAGAAACGTTTTCTCGCAAGCTCCGCCAGAAGATTATGATTTTGAATTTAGCCCGCTATGGCAAATGAGCGATGAGCAAAAAGCAAATATTGCTAATACTAACGCGCAAACTATTACGGCTTATACAAACGCTGGAATATTTGAGAGAGACATAGCCCTAAAAGAAATTAAGCAATTATCTGACATTACCGGAGTTGGCAGCAATATTACCGATGAAGACATAACCGAGGCAGAAGCGGAAGAACCGCCTACGGGCGAGGATGTGCTAGACGATTATGAGGCCAACGTTAAGAACTCCAAAAAAGAAGAGTCGGGCTTAACAGGGGAAACAGAGGTAAATAGCAAGGGGAAAACCTCTAAAATTTCCGATTGGTTTAAATTAAGAAGGGCGGCTTAAATGGCGAAACAGACACCGTTATTTTCGGCCAGCCAAGCAGCTGAAAGGCGCTACACAGCACAGTTAAAAAAGATAGCTAAGCACTCGTCAGAATTAATTATGAAACATCTTGACGATGAGCACGGAGCAATAACAGATACGGACGAGATTTTACGAGTAGCTAAATATTACTCGGAAGCCATTACGCCGTTTGCTCGTAAAACAGCGTCACAAATGCTTTCTTCTGTCGCAAATGCAAGCGCACGAGCATGGGCGGCTAACTCTATAAAGATAGGTAATCTGGCTAAAGAGGCGGTTAAATCTGATGCTGTTGCGCCAACAATAACAGAACTTAGAGCTAGACAGGTTGAATTGATTAAGAGCATACCGACCGAGGCGGCTGAACGCGTGCACAGCCTAGCGCTTGAGCAGTCCATAGGTGGGCGAAGGGCAGAAGAGATACAGGAAGAAATTGCTCGCACGGGAGAAGTTACCACAAATCGCGCAAAGTTAATCGCAAGAACCGAGGTAGCAAGGTCTAACTCAGTCATCAACGCAACAAGAGCTAAAAGCATTGGAGCTACCCATTACGTTTGGGAAACGATGGAAGATGCAGCGGTTAGACCTTCGCACGAAGACATGGCGGGAAACATATATGCATATGATGACCCGCCGGAGGTTGATGGCGAGGGAAATCATGGCCCGGGAGATTTTCCGAATTGCCGCTGTTTTGCAAACCCCGTACTAGATAACGTTTAATTTAATTGGAACAGAATTATGACCACACCAACTTATGACCAGCAAGAACCGAGCGAAGGGAAGCTATTAAATGAAGATAACGAAATACTTGACTTGCAAGAGTTTATGGAAAGCGGCGCTATAATTGCGACCGCTGTTAGTTCCGCCACTCCGGTAACTCCCCTCGGCGAAGCTACTGTCCCGACTTACGAACAAATCACACCGCAAGCTAAAAAGTTCATCAACTCTTTAAACGAGGTTTATGACCTTTTAGCGTATCTACAAAGCGGTAATCTTAAAGTGCAGGTCATTGGCGGTGGTGGTGGCGCGCCAACCGATGCGACTTACATCACCGCAACAGATGAAACCGCATTGCTGCCAAATTCGCAGCCATTAGGCGATTTGGCTACTGGCTTTATGTCGGTTACTACGGCGACCGGAATCGTGAATAGCCGCGTATTAACACAAACAGCTAACCAAATTGATATAACAAATACCGATGGTTTAGCAGGGAATCCAACTTTCTCTTTAGCTAGCGTACTGATAACTCCGGGAAGTTTGCAAGCCGGCACCACGTTTAATGTCGCCGGCACTGTAGCGATTGATGCGATTACTAATAGCTCAAGCTCAACATCTGCGACAGCTGTAATGACTGCATCCGCGGTGCAAGCGGCGATTGCTGCCGGTGTCGTTTCAGGGAAGAGCTTGCGTGGGGGTTGGGATGCTTCCGGTGGCTTATATCCAGCTACGGGTGGTAGCGGTGTTGCGGGTGCCGTTGCGGTTGGCGATTGGTGGTATATCACAGTTGCCGGCACGCTGGGAACAAATCCAGTTGAGATAGGCGATCACATTGTTGCGCTAGTAAATGCCCCAGGGCAGACAGACGCAAACTGGTTTGTAGTCATTTCAAAAGTAGACAGTGTCTTCGGGCGCGTAGGGCCTGTGGTAGCAACATTAGGTGATTATTCTTTCCCGCTTATTTCTGGGACTGCTGCGGTATCGCAGGGCGGTACTGGCAATACAAGCGTAGGTGCAGCCGGCACATTTGCTTATTCTGATGGTTCAAAATATGTTTTTAGCCCTATGGCAGTGCCTTTAACTGCTGGTAGCGCCGGTAATTATTGGCGTTCTAATGGTACAGATATTGTTTTAAGCGCGATACAAGTAGCTGACGTCCCGACTCTAAATCAAAACACAAGCGGGCAAGCTGGAAGCGTAGCAAACGCGGTTACATTTGATAACGGTGGCTCTGGTGCTGCAAGCGGAGCAACATTTAACGGCTCTGCGGCGAGAACCATATCTTACAACACAATCGGTGCATCTCCCGCTGCGGGTAGTTCGTCCATTGTTACAGTCGGAAATATAGCAACTGGTACATGGTCAGGCACAGCTATAGGCCCAACAAAAGGCGGTACGGGTTTGACTTCGGCAACCGCGGGCGATTTAATCTATGCATCTGGAGCTAATACATGGGCTAATTTGCCAGTGGGCGCAAATCCTGATGGTTATATTCTAAAACTGGTTTCAGGTATGCCAGCTTGGGGTTCTGCTAGCGGCGGCGGTGGATTAACCTATAATGCAGTTTCATCTTCAACCCAAGCCCTAGCTATCAATAATGGTTACTACACTACGTATGCGGGCCTAAACGTCATGACTCTGCCTGCTACCGCCGCATTCGGAAGCATCATTCAAATTATTGCTGGCCCTTCTGGCAATACCTTTAAAGTGGCTCAAAATTCTGGGCAATTAATCTATTACGGCGCTAAAAATGGGGTTTCTCAGGTAACGACTACTGGTACAGGCGGTTCATTACAATCTATAGACCCAAACACAAGCGTAACCATAATTTGCATTGTTGCCAATACCACATGGGCGGTTCTTTATAACATTAACGACTTAACGATTACGTAGGAAATTGTTATGACACAAAATCAGATAGGTTCTTACATAGCTCAAGGCAACATTTGGATGAACACGGGGGATTGGTCTGGTGCCCCCATATCGCTTTTTACAAATGTTTATTCAGAATTATCTGGTCTTAGCACGGCATTTACTTTAATGTCGCCAGCGAACTATTTCGATATGGCGGTAGATGGAAGGTTAAGGTATATAGGTTTACATACTCGGGATTTTAATGTCACAGGGTATTGTTCTCAGGGTGCGGGTGGTACTCCTGCGCTTGCCATTTATAAAAATGGCAGCATTGTAACTGGCGCTGATACCTATGACAGGGACACATCATTTGTATTTGTTTCAGCGCCAGTTACATTGGCAACTAATGATTATGTATCGCTTTACTTAAAACGAAGCGCCGCAGCAAATCCATCTATAAGACAAGTTCGCCTATGGGCAGAATTAACAGGGAGCAACAAATGAGTTCAACGCAAAACCAAATTGGCCAAATAAACCCTAATGGCAACATTTGGATGAACACGGGGGATTGGCCTGGTGTATCTTTTTCTATAACTACATCTTATAAAGAAATGACTTCTTTGGGAACAAACTTTACTTTAATGTCGCCAGCGAACTATTTCGATATGGCGGTAGATGGAAGGTTAAGGTATATAGGCTCTCGCACTAAGACATTTAATGTTACGGGGTATGTGGCAACAAATAATAGCGGAAATCTTGCTATAGCAATTTATAAGAATGGCTCATTAGTAACTGGCGCTGAGAACTATTCTGGGTCAACCCCAATAATAATGGCTGCCGCTCCAGTTGAAATGGCAACAAATGATTATGTTTCTTTGTTTATCAAAAGGTCAGCAAATACTTCAATTACAATTTCCCAGGTAAGACTTTATGTGTAAGCTGCCTTAATGTGCGTGATTTTTTTCTTTTTCTTTAACTTAGAGGTTTTGAGCGGTGCAAAACAATAAATTATCAGAGAAACACGAGATATTTTGCCAGGCGGTGGTTAATAGCCTATGTAATACCTAAAATAACATAGTTTATTTTTTGATCTAAATAATAGTCTATGTAACGCTTTAGCTGCTTTTCAGAGTAGTACCTCAAATACTGCTCTTTAAACAAACAAAAAGCTTGGCTGAAAACAGATTTAACCGAGGAGTTGACGGACTGTTTTATTAAAAATAGCGGAACGTCTTTACCGGAGCATATGTGATCGAGCACGTCTATATCTACTCTTAGGCTTTCTGGTTCATACGGGAATCTCAGCACTTTTGGTTTGTAACAATTTTTTTTCTCTATTTTCTTGACTAAAGAGATTTTATCTTGTACGGACACTTTTATGAAATGATTGCAATCTTCATGTTCTTCTTCCCCAGAAAAAACCTCTCCGATATATGACGGGCAAATA